ATCCATTATTTACTCCTTTTTTTAAATCCAACATTTATATTCAACGCAATCATCCTCTTCAGACCCACAGTAGTTACAATAACCATCTGTAAACTGTGGATCTTCACCAGGATCATACTCGTTGTACTCTAATAGCAATATCTCATTCATCTCAACATCTGCTCTCTGATTTCTTTCCAATCAAAAGGCATCTCGTTATCCAGACCAAACCTGTTCTTAGCTTGGAAGCCTGGTGTTTCTTGAGTGAAGATAGTTCTATCACCTTGTTTAAGTTTGGTAGTCATACCACCGCCTTTGCCTTTTACTTGGATAGTACCTATCTTGTAATTAGCAAATAAAACAGCGTCACTATGCTCAATGATTAGATCAGCTGCTTTTCTATGCAACTTGATCTGATGTCTATCATGTGGCTCGCTTGATGGGTCTTCATACCTTTTAACTTCATTATGTGCAATTTGTAGGATAGTGAATCCATTTGCTCGTAACTCGTTTAATAAACCTAAGTATTCTTTCCATGTCTCAAGACAAGCTGCATAGCCCTTACCATAAGCAGGTGCGCTTATGTCTGGCCATCCATTTTTCTCACAAACATATTCTTGCATTAAAGTTTCTAGCCAATCTAAACTATCTATTACAACAGTTTTGTATTCAGACTTATCATTGATTAATGCTTTTAAGTTTGCAACAAACTCATTGTAAGATTTAGCCACAGGAAAATGTGGACACTCTATCTTACCGATACCATCTTCAGCTTGCACTATGATTGGTTTATTCATAGTTGCGCCAAAGGTTGTCTTACCAATACCACCAGGTCCATAGATAACCATGATTGGTGGTTTTAGTTTTGCCTTCTGTCTTATATTAGCTAACGACATTAAGAAGTCTCTATAACAGATTCAGACTCTACTGCATCTTGTAATCTTTTGCTGTATTCAGCTCTTAAGATATCAAGCTTTTCTAATTCAAAATTTGCATTGCCAACTAATTCATTTTTCTGTCTCTCAACATTAGCTAATTTGTTGTAATGTATTTTATTCTCTTCAGTAAGATCGTCATACGCATACTCAGTTCCGCCTTCTTCAAAGCTAAACTTAATAGGTTCTTGTTGTACTTCAGTCATTCTATTCTCCTTTTTTATTATGTTTATATGTATCACATATATCTTTAGCATTACACCAACGGCATCCGTCTTTACTATAGTTATATGTGGGTATTTCTTCATAGCAAGCCTCGGCTGCTGGCTTTAAAGTTTCATAAGCCCATTCAACTAAGTTAATAGCTGATATGGAATATGATCTGATAGGACCATCTTTGTGCCAACCTCTTGGCTGTACGATAGTCATTTGAACTGTGCAATCATCTCCGTATCTTGATAATGCTCCTAGTGCATAGATACGCATTTGTGGGTTATCTGCCTCAACCGCCCACTTACCAGATTTTAAATCTATTACTTCTATCATGTCTTTGCCAATGAGAATAGCATCTGCTGTTCCCCATAGATCTACATGTATTTCTGGCATGTTTACTTTCTCTTCAATTAAAGGTCTTTTTATATCTAAATCTTGTATTCTTTGATCTATGTAATCCACATATATATTTGCGCAGTCAATCATCTCTTGGTCAACTGTAATGTCAAAGTCTTCTACATGGTGTGTTGTATCTAAGTAGTATTCTTCTAATGTGAGATTGTTTAACCTACCCTTGAGTAGTGTCTCTACCATTTCGTGAATCAGCGTACCAGTAGCAGCAGGTATACCTACTTTGTATTCTACGTTTGCGCTTGCAAGTAATTGTGGCATACCTGGACATGCCATCCATATCTTTGCAGATGACGGACTTAACTTAGCGTGTGCCATTTACAGCAATATAAGAGTCTTGTTCCATTCTTTTCACATCATCAAGATCGTATTTAATCTTGCCACCAATTTTAAAATAGCTTGGGCCTTGGCCTCTATACCTTCTATTGTCAATTGTTTTCTTGCTGACTCCCCATCTATCTGCTAGTTCGTCAACCTCTATGGTGTTTGATATGTCAAAATTCTTTTCTAATATTTCCATAAATTTCCCTTTTATTAATATTTTTGTTTATAATAAACCAATATTACTAATTTACAAGTGATATATTAATAAAAAAGTGGAGAAATTTTATGAATAAAACTATATATGCACATACAGATATAGGCGATGAGAAGGAATGGGATCAAGCAATAGACAAGCTTGCAACCAATAACCAAGTAGCTGGAACACACTACAAGCAATCTAGAATACAGCCGATAGACTATATATACGCTAATAATTTGTCATATAACCTGGGTAGTTGTCTGAAGTACATAACCAGAAGTAAAGGCGAGAAGAGTGATAGAGTGACTGACTTATTAAAAGCCAAACACTTTATAGATCTTGAGTTACAAATGGTACATGGTGTAGACGCAAAGGGTAATGACATTGGTAAATATTCTGTAGAAGTTTCTCTTGATTAATGAGGTAACTATGAACTTATATGAGTTTGACGATCCAATTCTGAAAGAAAGAAACGGAAGAAAACCAATATATGTAAACAAACATCTTGCTAAAAAGTTTAAGGATTTTTGTGAGAGCGAGCAGAAAGAACCACATAAAGTGGCTGAGTATCTAATATCTTTAGGTATGAACTCTGTTGAGCATTACGAAGATCCTATGGTGTCTGTTGACATCGAAGCTCTTTAAATAGATTTTTGGTATTTTCTAGCGAGTCTATCGCTTGCATATCTTTGTCTTTAATGGTTTTCTGTTTACTGCCATCTGGAAAAACAAAGATAACTTTTTGTGGATCTAAAGCAACCAAAGCATAAACATCTAATGCTTCGTCCTTGTAGTATCTATCTTTGGTGAAAGCGCCACGCCTAAAATCAAACTGCCATGACACTCTATGTGTTTGTATTTTTGATTGTGTTTTAACTTGACACTTGTATAGCGTATGGTCAACATCAAAGATGATGTCTGCCTCCGCGCTGTGTGGAACTATCAATACGGTATCAGCGTATAAAGAAAGTAACGAGGCTACTAAATATTCTCCAGATCGGCCAACTCTTTCTGATTGGCGAGACATGTGGTTATTGGGTTTGTCCTACAGGTATGGGTGGCTGGGATAGTGATTGTAAAAATTCTTGCCTGTTTTGTTTATCAATTTCTGTTTGTATTTCTGGTGGGTATTCTAAATTGTTAGTTATCGCTAATATGTTTGTTACTATTTTGAGAGCCTCACCTTTTGAAATATCTACCATTGCTAATTTTTCTAACTGCTCTACTGAATTTTTATTTACAAATATTTCTGCTAATTTTTTTGTTGTTCTTTCTTCAACCATCTTACCAAACTTACCTGCAAATTTTACAGTCCACATAAATGCACCGACTTGTGCTGCTTCTCTAGTAAGTACAATTTGGCTCGGTGGTCTTTCTGGATTATCTATATTAGAAATTTTGGCAGTTCTTTTTAATACTTGGTTAAATTTATCAAAACCTAATAATACGTTATTTTTATTAAGACCTCTCGCTTCTGCTACACCAGATAACACGGCTTTAAAATTAGCATCTGCATTTTTAGTTCCTGATAAAGCTTTATACATATCAAAACCAGCGCCAAATGAAGGCCTCCCTAACTTTGTTTCTGCATATAATGTTTTGTTAATTATTTCATCAAAATATGCTCTAGCTAAATTTGGAAATGCTTGTTTGTCAATTTTATTAAGAGTTGTATATGTTTGTCTTATGTTCGCTGGTTTAACATTTGTTACACCAAAAATTTGGTTTTTAATTTTTGATGGTGTAACTCCTTCACCTTTTAAAAATGGTTTTATTGATTCTAAAGTTGGTTCAACTATGTTATTAGTAATATCAATATATCTTTGTGAGCCAGCCGCATAGTTTGGATTTGTTTTGAGTGCATTATCTATGTCATCTAAGATAGGTGTAAATTTAGCTATTTGATTTTTTGTTAAAGATTCTGCTTCAATAGCTTTACCAGTTGTAGAGTTTGTTACAGCATCTCTTTGTTCTCTAAATATTTCACTAATTTTTTTAACACTTGTTTCTGGGACTATTTTTGTTTGTGTAGCAGTTTTATCTAGTGGTATGCCATATTGGTCTAATATGTTAAGAGTCTCATCTTTTGGCGTAATTTCTTTTTTTATCAAGCGGTTTCTAAATTTAATTAGTTTATTTTTTGTCGGTCCTTTGGCTGTTTCTTTTATTGCAACATTGATGTTGTCAATAATATTTGAAACTTGTGTTTCACTTAAAAATTCATTATCAGCTATTTTGTATCCAGCTTCTTGTGATTGTAATGTTCTATTTTGCCTAGCTTCTGTTATAGCTTTGTCTGCTGAAATATTTGCATCTTTCATTACTTTTCTAAGATCGTCTGGATTTTTTGCAATTTTTTCATCAAATAAAAATTTTGCAACATTCTGTAATTCTTTAGGTCTGTTCTTGACATACTCATACATAATCCTACCACCTACAGGTGTGCCATAAACTGATTCACCAAGCTTAGTAAGGATATCGCTATCTATTAGTTCTGGTGCAGTTAAATTTATGCCTTGCTTATTTGCATATTTTTCAACCTCTATTGCTAAATCAATCTTTTCTTTTGGTACACCTTCTAATGATTTTGATGCTAACTTAACAGCTCTGTTTGGATCTGTTATGTAACTTGTTACGCCACCAGTTGCTAAAGTTAATCCCATAGATAAGTATGGAGATGCTTCTGCTTCTTCCAATCTTTCTGCAACTGCTCCAGTTGGTGCGCCTACCGCCAAAGCTCTTTTCAAACCAAATCCCATAGTCGGAAAAACAAACTCACCTGCTGCTTGTGCATATCTAGCGCCACGAGACTCTGGCTCATATTCTAATAGTTCTTTTGTTTGTGGTTGTTGTCTCAAGCCTTGCGCTAACAAACTTAAATTTTCTACATTAGGTCCTGGTAGATATTTTCTCATCTTACCTAAAGCATCAAAGTATCTTGTTATACCCGCTTCTTGTTTTGGAAATGCTTTTGTTACGCCTTTTTGTAATTGTGATTCTGCTCCACGGCTTATCATTTCAGGAAATTCAAGCAATCCAGTAGTTCCTTTTAAACCACCAGATACAAAACCTTTAGGATATTCTTTTAAGGATTCTCTTCTTTGTTGTCGTGTTTCTTCTTGTAATCCAGTTTCTAATTGTTTTAGTGAAACATTTTCTTTTTGTTGTTTCAGCATTATTGCAATTCTTTTTGCTGCCTCAACATCACCAGCTTCGTGTGCATTTCTTAATGCTACTTTTAATTCCGCTGTTGTTTTCATTTTTATTGGCCGTAAAGTTCTAACAATTCTTCATCTGACAAACCAGTTGCCTGTTTAATTAATGGATTTACAAATGTAGATATTGGTGTTTGAAACAAAGCGTCAATTTCATTAATATGTTGATTATACATTTTAGGATCTTCTACATCAGTTGCGGTTGACATGTATTCATATCTTGTTTTTTTTCTTTGCAATTCACCCATAATATCTTGTGTTACTCTTGATGATACATCTTCTAATACAGCAATTCTTCCTTCTGCGCCTACACCACCAGATACAATTCTCAACGCATTTTCATAATCTTTGTCAGAAAGTCCTCTACCTTCTTGACCTCTAGATGCAGCAAATAAATAAGCTAAATCTCTTATCTTTGATTCTAGTACAGCATTACCGCCTGAAATTTGTTTTATTTGTTCTGTAAAGTCTTTACCTGTATCTTCAGCTACATAAGTTCCCTGTAGCATTTCTTGGTAATATTCATTTTTATTTGCTTTATCTAAAAAATTAGTTGTGGCATCTATGTTTTGTATAACTGCATCTGCAAACTGTAATATTCCACCAACACCTAGTGCTGCAGTAGGCTCTTTTGCTATTTGATCTGCTGCGCCTTGTATAGCATTTACTAATTGTATTGTTGCATCATACCTAGTTTCTAGTGGCTTTATAAAATCGCTTACATCATCAGCCTTTACTGTTTTAGCAGCCTCTGTGCTAGTGGGTAATCTTTTTAATTTAGATCCTTTAGGCAAAGTTTTGTTTGCAACTTTATCCATGTATTCTGCTTCTGTTATGTTTTGTATAAATTCATTATTTTCATTAACCAATTCATACAATTCAACATTTTCTCTTTTCCCACCTAAAAGCATTTGCTCTGCACGTTTTTGTTGTAAACCTACAAAACCAGATAAACCAAGGTTTCTTAGTAAGTTTGCTTGTTGTGGATTTGTTTGCTCAGCAGACTGTATGGCAGCTTGATACTGTGCTTGGTAGTTTTTTTGCATCTCTGCTTGTTGTTTAGCTTGCTGTCTTCGTAATATCCCAGCATCAGCATCTTTACCTGCAAAAGCCTGTCCCATTCTCATTAATGTTTCAGATATACCAGCGCCTCTAGCTTTTCTTCTT